CGGTCTGAGTCTGACACGAGCCCACGTCGGCGGTGTGCTCGAAGTCGAACCAGGCCACTACCGCATAGTAGGTGGTGATGTCATCACAGTCGGGGTACAGCACCACGACCGTTTCCGTGGTCGATTGGGCCGCAGCCGCCAGAATCTTGGCGTCCTGATTATGGTAGGCGGTGATGCTACCCGATCCGCTGAGGACGCCCCTGAGCAGTTGCTTCCAGACGGCCTCGAACTCGACAACCTCACATTCCTCGCCCGTGATATTGATGGTCCAACCGGACGCATTGGTGAACTTGTCAGGGCCCGCGCCCATGTAGACGCACGCTGCTATTCCATGCCTTTCTTGTGTCATTGCAAAGCCTCCTGTAGTGTCGGGAATAGAATCTCTTGTGCCCTCTTCTCGAAGGTGCAGGGCTTGACCTGTATTCGTGCCCTCTCCGCCAACTCTTGCCGCCAGCGGGGGTATTCCAGAAACGTTCGTATCAACTGCGCTAAGTGCTCGGGGCTCTGATAGACGGGTATGGTGTCGCCGAACACATCGAGTAGTTCTGCCCGCCCGCTGTCGGTTAGTTGAAACGTGCCGCAGGCGGCCAGCTCATAGATGCGCGGCCCCAGGCTGTAGGCTTCTGAGTTGATCTGCGTCTTGTCAAAGTAGCCTGCGGTCGTCCTGTTGGGGCTCAGTGCGATCTTCGTGCCCCAGTAGTGTTTGATTAGTTCGTCATTCGCTATCGCCCCCGGCATCTCTCCCTTCCGCCCTAGCTTGGTTCCGATGATGTCCATGTCTCCCGAATAGTGCTGCCTCAGTTCGTCAAACAGGGCTTGGCGTTCATCGTACATCGTGCCCAAAAAGAACACGTCATGCTCATACTCACTCCCCAATACCTCCACTATGCCAGCAAACGGCGGCTTATGGCTCTCCGGGTCGTAGCTGTGCGGCATGTAGTACGATCTCGGGTTCGCCGCCCTGAACTTGTCCACGCTGTTCCGCTCGTTGGTGAATACCACATCTGGCAAGGGCAGCAGTTCCGTGAGCATGTCGTCGTTGTATGGACTCTCCGTGAACAGTAGGACTGTCGGAATGCCCAACTTTCGGATGAGCTGAAACGCCCTCGGGTGATGCAGCAACCCGGTGACGATGAGTGCGAAATCCAAGGGCAGGCATTCGACGACTTTGCAGATGAGGTCTTGACTAGCCAGCCAGAACACGTCCCGCATCGTCGGCTGGAATGCCTCGTTGCGTTCCTTCCAGTAGTCGATCACCGCCCCGTAGAAGGGGACGTTGTGCTCGTAGTTCATCACGAACACTTCATGGCCCAGCTTCTTGAGCGCCATGTCCCAACCGTGCGCCACGTCAAACGTAGAGATTGAGTGACCGGGATAGGAGAGCAGGATTCTCACTTCATCACCGGCTGTTGTCCTGGTCGCTTTCTAAGTGGTATGCTAGGCACAGGTTCACCCTCGGGGATGTCTAGGAATTCCTGTGTGGGCAGCTTAATGACGCGCCCTAGAAGATTCATCTTGATCTGAGTCGGCAGGTCAGGCACATGCCGGCGCTTGCCATCCTGAATGATCCAGATGCCGAAATTCTCACAGGCAATAACCATGTTTTCCTTGATGTCTACCTTGAATTCCTTAGACACTCCTCATCCTTATCAGCCCCACGGCCTTTAGATAGTTCAGGTCGTCGATATGGATTGCGTACTTAATCTCTTCGGGGTCTTCGCCAAAGTGGTATGTGCGGCCACTTGGCGTATTCTTGCCCCCGATCGTCACTTCTTCGACCCCGATGTACTCACCGATGCGGAAGTCGGGGTCATCGAGCTTAGACCTGGCATTCATCGGCAAGTCTTCTTCTGGCGGAAAGTTGATCGGCACCGCGCCCCTCATATTGCGCGGCATTGGTCTGGGGCTTCTCACCGAAGTTCTGCCCTTTGGTCAGCCCATCTCCCCCTCCTCATGGCCCGCAGGCACTCGTTGGTAACAAAGTCCCGCTCTTCCCAATAGTCACGACGCCCTGAGAGCGCTACCCCGTGATCCGACAACACTGTCAGCTCCGCCCCTGGCATCAACGGGATTAGATAGTTCTTGTTCCCCTTCGCCTGGTTAGCCAAGGAGGTGCAAATGTCCTCGTCTCGTACAGGGTTTATCATCTGGTAGAACAGATCCCAGTGATAAGCATAGGTTTTCGTCTCACAAAACATCGCCTTGGCAAACACCACATCAATCTCACGGGGCTCCAGCAAAGACCCTGCCTGCTCCATTCGGGTTCGTCTGTAAGGCATGACACTTTGCAGGGCAAGCCGTCTTCCTTCATATCCCAGGATCGACCCTGGCAACCTCTCTGCCCAGTACATGAAGTTCTCAATCGCTCGCGGCCCTAGTTTCACATCGTCGTCGTGCGGCATAACGTGCGAAGTGCGAGCCAATAATCCAAATGCTGGCCGAGCTACAGAACTGAAGTTGCGATCAGAGTTGATGATCGTCGCGCCCTCAATATCAAGCGTTACGCCCTCTTCGTTATTGAAAATGATGATCTCTGCGGGCGGGCAGGTCTGCGCGGCCAACGCCTCCATAATCGGCTCCAGATTGTCCCGCCGCTTGTAGCTCATCATCAGAACGGTGACATCCATCATGGCTCCTCTACGGGTTCGTGTTGGGGCACTTAATGAAGAACTCGTTGCCCAAATCGTTGCCGTCCTTCGTGTAGATCACGAGCACGCGGTAGTCCGTGCCCTTGGTCAGATTGAATCCGGCGCCGCCAAGATGCAGCATGGTGATGATCTGCCCAGCAACGAGCATCGCCCCCGAAGTGACCGTAGCCGTTACATCCACGTCAGCGGGGTCGGTATATACATACATGCCCGGAACTGTCACCGCGCCCGCAGGACTGCCCACATCGGCAACGGTAATGCTTCGCGTAATCCCTTCATGCGCCGCCTGTGTGCGCGACTGGTCTCCGCCCTGTATGCCTCGTTTGTCCATTAGATTCCTAGCCTCACAAGGGCGACTACCGATATAGTTGTTTCGGTCTTGGGCCGGTCGTTAGTCTGACCGGTCGAGAAGTCCACGCTGGCAGCCATTGTCGTGTTGGTCGGGCGACTCGTAGAGGTCCAGTGGAAGCTAGCCCACCACCCAGGAAACGCTACCGCATCAGGTAAGGCACTCGGGACTTCCATATTGCGTATTGATGGCAACTCCTCGTCATTAGGCACCCGCCAATCCGTGAGATTTGATAAGGGCGCCAGCCGCGCACCCGCCGCGTAGTTGAAACAGGAGCGCGTCACCAACCCGATTGACCTCGCCCCGCCAGCGACCTCGGCTACTAGAGTCTGATTGCTAGGGTCAAGAACGATGTCCAAGTCTGCCCCGTTGACCGTCACGCTCTCCACATAGTAGCCAGGGAGGTTGTTCACGGCGTTGGCAAATCCAGCGCAGTCCAGCAGGTCGCCGACGTGATATGCGTTGACCTCTCCAGCCCCGCCCACTATCCGAAGGATGTTTCCTGGCATCACGATTGACAGGTCTGCGGCTGCACCATGAAGGGTGAACACCGTCGCCACGTCGTACCAATTGAGCAGACCGTTACTTAGAGGCCCCACCAGCTCACCACGGCTATCATTCCTGCTCCACTGCAATCCATTATTGTCGTCGTCTACGGCATTATTGCTGTGGGCGGTCCGCTTGTAGAGACTCACCACAGCCCCGGCCGCTTCATTGACTAGAGCCTGTACCGTGGTAAACTGACCGGCCACGCCGCCAACGGCCACCGTGTAAACCCCATCATTCAGGGCGCTGCCCTTGATGACCACGGTATCGCCCGCCAAGAATGTGACCAGCCCAGCCGCAACATCTGCCACCACGCTTCCTGCAAGGGTGAAGCTGATTTGATTCCCGGCGTAGTGGGCAACCTCAATATCGCTAGTGAGCGCATAGTCCCCCGCTATTAGGGGCGTGTACGACTTGGCAACGCCGGCCTGTACGTCACCATCACCACCCACGAAATAGGCGCTTATCTCGCCTGTCGCTAGCATCAGGGAGGTATAGGGTGCGGGCACAGTCACTAGGTCCCACCCCGCCCCGTTGTCACGCCAGCCCCGCTCTAGCAGGTCAGTCTCGAAGTAGAGTCTGCCTACCAGAAGCGGGTCAGTGACCGGGATGTTTGCTGTCAACCCGCGCAGTACCATGACGTCGCCCTGAGCACGGTCTATGCCGTCCTCTGCATTATTCAGTGTGGCCGCCTCGATGCACGGTATCCCGTAGTCCACCCAGACAGTCGGGTCGTAGGTCATGGCGTATACACCACATCCCAGCCAGCGCCGTTATCACGAAGCCAGCGGGTCAATAGATCACTTTCCATGTATAGCCTACCTACTAGAAGCGGATCACTGGCCGGTATCGCCGCTGTCACTCCGTACAGCTTCATCACGTCCCCTTGCGCCCTGTCAATACCCGCTTCCATCGCATTCAAGTCAGCAGCCAGTAGGCATTCACCGTCAACCCACGTCTTCGGGTCGTAGGTCATTCGGCCTCCAGTGCGAAGGTTCTGGTCTCCGCCTCCAGCTCAAAGCTCCGCGCTTCTGCCCTCAGTAGCGGGTAGGTTCTACAACCCGGAAACAGCGGGCAGCCGGGCCATAGATCGCAGCCTATTTCGACAAGCCTAACTGTCTCCAAGAACCGCGTCTCCGCTTCTAGGGCAAAGCCCCTGTCCTCACTCATTCCTCGTACCAGATTTCAACGTCTACGATGACATGCCAGACTTTAGTTTCTGAGTCGTACATATCCCGTTCTGTCTCTACGATGCTGGCCTGTACCGTGTAGGCTCCCATCGCCCCCCGATAGATGTCTAGGGCCGCCCGCACCTGTGCCGCGACGTCCTTGGCCCTGCTATACTTGGCCGCCCAGCAGTCGAATTGGAATGTCGGGTATGGCAACAGGCTGGCCTCAAACTCGTGCAGCCTGGGCGTTGCCAGCCTCGTGTATGTCACTGCCGGCAAGACCGCCCTCTGCGGCAACCGCACCGGATAGATGCGGCTGTCTACCTCCCTTGACAGGCCGGCATGGTCGTCCAAGTAGTTGAACAGGCCTTCCTCGAAGCTCACTTGAACGCATCCCTAATCATGTCGTCAATGGCTTCGTCAACCTCTTGAATCACTGCGTCCTTCTTCTCTGCGTAGGCTCCGCGCATGTATCCCACTGGCGGGATTTGCACTGACTTGACGCTGTGCCATGACCCATCCTTGGTCTGGAAGACTAGGTAAGGTTTGTTCTTGGCTCTGATCGTGCCGCCAAACTCCTGAATGGGTCCATAGATGATATTGGTTCCGACCTCTACCTTGACGTAATCGGGCATCACTACCCGGCCCCCGATGTCACTATAGCCCTCGCCGGCAGCAAAGATCGGGTCTCCCCCGATGTGAAGAGACCGCTCCAGAGTTCGCGTCAGCTTCGGCGCCAGTTCCTTCATGCGGTTTAGTAGGACCCACGCCCCCGAGACCACGGCCGCTTCTAGTTTCTTGCCAGACAGGTTGCCGTCGAGCTTGGCAAACGCCTGAGCCGCTTCCTTGTCTCCAACCATCTTGATACTCAGGTTCATGTGAC